CCTGATGTACCGCTTGTTGCGCCGCTTGTGCCAGCAGTTCCGTTAGAGCCGCTTGCCCCGCTTGTACCGCTCACACCGCTTGTGCCGCTCACACCAGTTGTTCCGCTGGATGCACCGCTTGTGCCGCTAGTTCCATTTGAACCGCTTGCACCACTTGTACCGCTTGTTCCAGTTGTACCGCTTACGCCACTTGTGCCGCTCGCACCAGTTGTACCACTAGATGCACCGCTAGTTCCACTAGTGCCATTAACACCACTTACACCACTAGTACCACTTGTTCCAGTTGTTCCGCTAGAATTTCCACTTGTGCCAGAAGTTCCATTTGAACCGCTTGCGCCACTTGTTCCACTTGTTCCAGTTGTACCGCTTACGCCACTTGTGCCGCTCGCACCAGTTGTACCGCTAGATGCGCCGCTTGTACCACTAGATCCATTTGAACCACTTGCACCACTTGTACGACTTGTACCGCTTGTACCATCAGTGGCTCCATTAACTCCACTAGTACCATTTGTGCCGCTTGTTCCACTGGTGCGGCTTGTACCTGATGTGCCGTCAGAAATGCCACTTGTTCCGCTAACACCATTTGTACCACTTGAACCACTAGTGCGGCTTATGCCTGATGTACCGCTTGTTGCGCCGCTTGTACCAGCAGTTCCGTTAGAGCCGCTTGCCCCGCTTGTACCGCTCACACCGCTTGTGCCGCTCACACCAGTTGTTCCGCTAGATGCGCCGCTTGTGCCGCTAGTTCCATTTGAACCGCTTGCACCACTTGTACCGCTTGTTCCAGTTGTACCACTAATTGCGTTTGTACCGCTTGTACCATTAGAGCCGCTTGCGCCACTTGTGCCACTTGTTCCAGTTGTACCGCTGATGCCATTTGTGCCGCTTGTACCATTAGAGCCACTTGCACCGCTTGTGCCACTTAAACCGCTAGTACCGCTCGCACCAGTTGTTCCGCTAGATGCTCCGCTTGTACCGCTAGTGCCATTAGCGCCGCTTACACCGCTAGTGCCACTTGTGCCGGTTGTACCGCTAGAATTTCCACTTGTACCGCTTGTGCCATTAGAACCACTAGCGCCACTTGTTCCACTAGTTCCACCAGTACCACTAGTACCACTAACTGCATTAGTGCCATTTGTACCATTAGAACCACTTCCTCCACTTGTGCCACTTGTTCCAGTTGTGCCGCTTACGCCACTTGTGCCGCTCGCACCAGTTGTGCCGCTAGATGCGCCGCTTGTGCCGCTAGTTCCATTTGAACCGCTTGCACCACTTGTACCGCTTGTTCCAGTTGTTCCGCTAGAATTTCCACTTGTGCCAGAAGTTCCATTTGAACCGCTTGCGCCACTTGTTCCACTTGTACCAACTGTACCAGCTGTTCCACTAATTGCACTTGTACCGCTTGTACCATTAGAGCCGCTTGCGCCACTTGTGCCACTTGTTCCGGTTGTACCACTAATTGCATTTGTACCGCTTGTACCATTAGAACCACTAGCGCCACTTGTACCGCTTGTTCCGGTTGTGCCACTAGAAGCTCCACTAGTACCGCTTGTTCCATTAGAGCCACTTATTCCACTTGTGGAACTAGCTCCGCTTGTACCGCTTGCGCCTCCAGTTCCGCTTGTTCCATTGGAGCCACTTATTCCACTAGTACCACTTGCACCAGTTGTTCCGCTAGAATTGCCACTTGTACCACTTGTACCATTAATTCCACTTATACCACTAGTTCCACTTGTGCCAGTTGTACCAGCTGTTCCACCTGTACCATTAGAGCCACTTACACCACTAGTACCACTTGTTCCAGTTGTACCGCTAATTCCATTTGTACCACTTGTACCATTAGAACCACTTGCGCCGCTTGTACCACTTGTTCCTGTTGTGCCACTAATTGCATTTGTACCGCTTGTGCCATTAGAGCCGCTTGCACCACTTGTACCGCTTGTACCGCTTGTGCCATTTATACCGCTTACAGCACTTGTTCCACTTGTACCGTTAGAGCCGCTTGTGCCACTTGTACCGCTTGTACCACTTATACCGCTAACTGCATTTGTACCACTTGTGCCATTAGAGCCACTTGTACCGCTTGTACCATTCGTCCCACTCGTTCCAGAAGTTCCATTTGTCCCAGAAGACCCGCTTAATCCAGAAGTACCACTTGTTCCACTAATTCCAGAAGTACCATTCAAACCGCTTAAAGCAACGATATTCCAAGTGGTTCCATCGCTAGCTAAAGTAACAGAAGTATATTGTGGTAAATAATAATTATTTAATCCATCAATCTGACCAAGAGAAGTTCCATCAATTATAACTTGTCCACTGCCTTTGTTTTTAATTACAAATTGTCTACCAGCATTAGAAGAAGCAGCGATAAGAGTAACTGTTGACGAAGATGAAGAATTTATAACAACAACATCATCGTCAGTTGTAATTTGATAATTTGTTGTTTCTATTGAAACGTTTCTTACGATAGCTTCTGCGGATAATGTTGCCCCAACATTAAAAGAACCAGAAACGTAATGCTGACCAGTTCCGTTTAATTCAAGAAGGTCAGTATTGTGCCAAACTCCAGATCCAGTATGATAAGCGAGAATTGAATTATCAGTTGGTGCAATTATCTTAACGTCATGAAGCTCTTCTAGCTCATAACCGTTTTGAACTCTTACATAGAGTTGGCCATTTCCATTGTTAGCTTTTTCAACAACACCAATGAACACCATATGATATGGCGCTTGCGGTTTTGTTACAGTTAGTGAACCAGGTGTTGTTCCTAGCCAAAGAATATCGCCATCATTATAAGCTGCAAGACTTAATCCGTCTACAACGCCAACGCTTTTTACATAACCAAGTTGTCCAGCAGCGATATTTTCAATTACAACACCAAGAGTTTTTGACGAAGTTGCGTCAGAAAGATTTGAAGCTAATTTTACTGTGGCCTTATCGCCTTGCGCACCAAACAAGTAAACAACTTCGCCTTTAGAAATTACTCCCGTTTCAGCATTTCTGACATAAGCTACTAAATCTTGCCCTAAATTAGTTGTGGCTCCCCCAAGTAAACCTAATTCTAAAGAAGCTTGATCATCATTCCATAAAAGCTGGGCGGGATTAGAAACAAGCCCTAATCCAGTATTAAAAGTTATTGAATTAAAAACTCCACTGTTTCCCGTAACAATTCCAGTAAAAGCGCCAGTAATATTATTAGCGTTTAAATAATACGAGCCATCAAAACCGTCTAATTTATCAGAATCGGCTGCTTTGCCAGTTGTACTTAAGTACAAGCCACTTAAATTAAGATCATTTATAACCCCAGTAGCATCAACTACTTGGAAGTTAATCTGAGAAGTGCCTGTGCCTAAATAGTACTTGCCCATATTCCTTTTATGTTAATTTTAATTTGCTAAATATTAAGAAACAACTGAGCTTATTACACTCGCTGTCCACTTAATATTCGCTGCATTTTCTCCTTTAACCTGCAATTTTAACGAATCATTGGTGTTGTCTCCATCAACAAAAACTTCCCAAACACCATTTGAATCGTCGCCTAATTTTATAACGTGAGCCGCGCCAACTAAAGCAGTGTTTCCTGCTTTATTAGCGACGAGACAGTTATAAGACCAAGAAGCCGCTTTCGCATTAGCTGAATCAAAAGCTGTAATATTTCCTTTAAATGCAACAGCACTGTTGCTGGCCAAAGTTATTCTACCATTTGTTCCGTTTAAGAACATCTCGGTTGTTGTAGAATTTGAAGTATTGCAATAGACCACAAAATGATCAGACTTTGCTTGAGCGGCTCCAGAAACCGTAATTCCACCAACTACAATATCATTTGATGTTGACGCTCCATTTGTCGTGGTCGCATCCAAAGTTAATTCCGATGTAACTGGTATGTTATAATAAGTTGAACCATCGTTGGTGAATGTCCAACGATCTGTCCCCTCATTCCAAATCAATAATGTGTTGGTTTGAGTTCCACGCTCAACTTCAATACCTGCGTTTTCACTTGGAGCAGATCCAGTAAAATCTCCATTGAGGAGAACAATGCTATCTCCGACAGAAACAATGTTGCTTTCAATTGTTGTTGTTGTACCTTGAACTGTAAGATTACCTGTAATTACCAATCCACCATCAAGTCTTAAAACATTTGCGTCTGATTTATAGAGAGAAACTTTTCCAGTATCATTTGGACCAAACACAAGACCATCAGAACCAGTAACTGCATTTACTAAAACAACCGGACCAGCATTTATAGTAACTGTATCAGAAGAATCACTACCTAAAGTAACATCACCACTTACAATAAGATCTTTTCCGATTATGATTCCATTTGTTGTTCCGCTTCCGCTATTTGTTACGCTTTGTAGATCTCTCTCAAGAGCTTGATTAATGAGAGGTCTCAGCATTCCAGAGAGATTGTGAACAGCAGCTTCACTAGGAGCAGTAGTTGTTACTCCGCTTTGAATTTGATCGCGAACAATAACAGCTGTTGTACCAGTTGCACTTAAAACGTGGCCAAAAGTATCATAGGTAAAACTAATTCCAGTAATTGCAGATCCAGCAGCAGCATTAACGGAAAGATCAGCTACGCTAGAAGTATCTGTATGAGATAAAACAATCGCATCACTTGAAACAGAAAGATCTAATCCTTCTCCACCAGAAATTGTGACGCTATCTACGAAAGAAAGTCCACTAACTCTGCCTGTTAAATTGATAGCTGCAATATCAGTCCCAGTTGATAAAGCTGACAACTGATAAAGGCCACCGGCATTTGTATACAAATACCCTGATAATCCAGTACCAAAATCAAAAACGGCTTTATTGCTTGGAGTAGTACCTGTTGTATTACCAGTTACGCTCTGTTCTATAAAGTGCTGCTTTACGTCAGCTGCTACTGTTGAAGCGTCACCAGTTCTGAAATCGATCTGGTTACCGTTGGTTACTCCTGTATAATATATTGCCATTTTTAAATTCTCCCGTTATAATAATTTACACGATTTTCTATTTTACCTCTACTAAATTTAGATAGCCAACCCAATGAATTGTTGTTGCGGCTTTTCCTACGACATCTACCTGTAGATATCCATATGAAGTGTTTGCTGAAACTGAAACGCCTCCAGTGCCTATTTCGTCTACAATATTTAAAACAGTGCATTTACCAACGATTTGCGTAAAACCTGCACTAGCGCCTTTTTTAATTGCACCATCAATATTAAATATTGCTGTATTATTTGAAGTATCTTTTGCTATCACCCTTAACTTAAAGTACCAAGAAGTATTGTCTGGTAATGAAAGTTTTTTTGATGTATTTGTAAACTGCAATTCGTATGTTGAAGCATCTGTAGTTTCTCTTTTTAAGATATACTCTGAAAATTGAGCGTCACCATTCGTTGAAAAATTTCCATCAGAAATTACTCTTAATCCAGTTAAATAATTATTGTATCCAGTTCCTTGTAAAACTGTTCCACTTACATGTACATTTTTTTCGAAATAAACATCGTTACTCGGATCAAAATTATTTTCAATAAGTCCACTAATATTAGCATACTGTCCACTTGTTAAGTGATAATATTGTCCACTTGCTCCACCTTGTAAGTCAATAGAAGAATTATGAAGCAGGAAATCAGTTTCTACTACTTCTATAACTCCTGTTTGACTGCTAACTTCTACCACTACAATTTCAGACATGGTGTTATAGAGTTGTAATGTTTTCTTCTACTGAGACAGTACCCTTTAAAATTTTTTGTATAACTCCATTTGAATACTGCGCAAAAACGTCATACTTCAACGTACCAACGTGCAAATTAGCAGTTTGATTCGCCGTTAAAGAAAGTTTGATAATTCCAGAGGCTGGGGTAATTTTAGTTACCGTAAATGAAATAATAGCAGGGAAGTAATAATCTTGTTTTATCTCAGCGTCTATAGTCGCATTGGTAACATCAATAGCTGTTCCATTGCCGTCTTTTAACGCCAAACTAACATCAAAAGTGGCGTTCCTTTCTATAGAAATATTATAAGTTGCTGCGGACATAGTTGCGCCTTTTCCCTTTTAAATTTACACAAAACTATGCCTTAAAGATAAAGTAAAAAAATAATTATTATCTATTTCTTATGCGCCTGTTCCAGTAAGAGTTAAAACATCACTAACCATTGTTTTAGCTACAACTTGAGTTGGAGCAGCTTTATAAAAATTATATGCATAAACTAATTTATTCATCTCTTCTAAATGATCTTTAGATAAAGCTCTAAATTGTTTGCTAACTTCGTTGCTATTTATAAATGTGACAGAAGAATCTTCGTCTGAAACTGAAACGATATTTCCTGATGGAGATGTGCTTCCAATTGTTTTTATCGCATTTCTAGACTTCTTTTTATAAAAATGAGAAAGATAGAGATGCTTAAAAATATCAATTTCTTCTGTACTTAAATCAATTCCAGTGCCGCTATGAGAAGTATAAATTAAATTATTTAATTCTCCTATATTGGCCTGTAGCCAACCAGATATGACGCTTATATTAGTTTGAGACGTATCCGCATCAAACTCATAAAAGAATATACCACTAGCTATTTGTCCGATGTTAGCCATTTAAAACTTTCATCATTTTTTCTTTTTGTTCTTTTGTGAACAGTTCTTTAGTCTGCGGTTGGGGAGAAAAGTAACCTCTAGATTGTACGTTCTGAGTATCAAATTGACGCAAAAGACGGGTTTTGATAGCCGCCATGCTACCTGATGTATCTACTTTAAGTTTACGGGCAAAATCTTGAAGTTGTAACTGGGTCATAGCGTCGAGATTTTCTTCAAAAATTTTACGATTAGCTGTGCCAAAAACATTAACTTCTTTAATACCTAAGATAATTTCTAATTCTTTGACTTTTGATCGATATTCTGGCGAATTTTTATCATTGATAGTATTAAGCTCTTCTAATAAGCTCGCTTTGCCAACTTCAGTAGATTGTCCAGTTGAGATTTCCATAGTAAATACTATCGTAACATTTACACTTTTCTATTTTATAAATGAAATAAAAAACCCGCCTCTTTCGAGGCGGGTTCTTTAGAAGGTTTTAACCTTAGACGATCTTGCCTACGAGGGCGCGAACGTCGAGAACTACACGGCCTTCCTCAAGGGAGCCGAAGTAACCGATCTTGTTCTGACGGATGCTGTATTGATCATCAGCAACCAGATTGAACTCAGAGTTCGAATCTGGATCTGTTGCTACGACGCGGAGCAGTGAGTCACGGCTGCGGTCGATACCAACAAGAATTTCTGTTGTAGAACCGTTGAACTGAGCGGAGCCACTTCCAGCAGCTGTTGTATAGTTTGTTGACGCAGCAGCTGTGTCGAAGATGGTGTTGAACTTCTGACCAATACCGAGTTCATTGAACTCAAGGATATTAACACCGTAGAAGCTGGGGATACCAGCGCTATTGTAGATAGCTGTGCGCATTTCATCAGTAGCGGCGATACCGTTCTCGCTTCCGTTACCGGCGGTGCCAGCTACGGAGGGAGAGCCTTTGGTATTAATTGGGTTATAAGCCATAGCACGAATCTGCTCGGTGACCTCTGGGGAAACCAGAAGGTCAGTCAGGCCAGCGCGTGAACCAGAGGCAGGTGTTCCCTTGGCCCATGATGTGTTGATGCGCTTTGCCAGAGTGAGGAGTTCGTTAAGGTCAGCGAGAAGGAAACGGCCAGCAACGTTAGCGCGCTGAACGTGTTTCTTGCTGTTTGTCTCTGCGTTAGCGAGAGCAGTCATGGCCAATGTGGCAGAAGTACGCTCCTGCTTGAGCAGGATTTCCTGTGCCATACGGGTGAATGTCTTAGCTACAACGTCCATGCGATGCTTTGCAGCATAACGACGGTCGAAGGAGAGGGCGCTGTCCAGTGTGTAGGTGGTCAGCTTCATCTCGGAGACTGTGGGGAGAACCTGATTGGTGGGAAGACCACCAGCTACGGACTGTGAGTATACAGTGATGTAGTCCTCGTCAGTTACGTCGTAGTACAGGTCGAGAGGAATGCTGGGATTATCATCAGCGTTGTATGAGAGGCTGGTGAACAAATTGCTCAGTGTAGGAGCATTGTTAATAACCTCTGCAAGAACGGGTCCGATGAACTCAGCGAGTGCGACTTGAGCATCATAAGCAACAGTGCGATTGCGACTAGCCATTGCTTTGATAAGCTCAATCTGTTCTGGGGTGCGCTTTAATGTGATTTTCATTTAAGTAGTTTCCTTTCTTATTACATGCGCAGACCGATTACTGCGAAGTTACCTGCATAAGCGTCAGTAACGCTTGTGAGCGAGGTGCGTGAACCTGTGCCGAGAACGATGCCGAGTTTACCGTCATCAGTGTGGGCGCAGCCAGTGATCTTGCCGCCGTTTTCGGAAAGCTTGAAGCCCGAACCGACAGTAAGAGTTCCGTCAATCGCATTAGCAGAGAGGGTGAAGATACCGCGAGTAGCGACTGGAACGGCTTGGCCGGGCAGTACGCACATAAGCTCTTCAGCCTTCTGGCGATAATAGAGAAGTTTTTCACCGTTCTCGTCAAACTTTGCAGTTTGACGGAGTGTGAGTCCAAGGCAGTTAGTCAAGTCGCCAGAGGCGGCTGGAGTAACTTTAAGATTTACCTTGGGGTATTGATTAACACCGACATGAGGGAAGTCGGTCTTGCCGAGATAAGAGTCGGAAGCGTATGAAACAGGGTCAAGGTCAAAGTTGCCAGCGGAAACTTTAACGAAGACTCCTGCGTCACCAGTTCCAACGCCGGTTACGTTTTCGTTGACAGCTGCGTCAACGAGAGCGTACATATTTACCACATCATTGTCGTCGTATTGACGGAATGGTAGGAGACGATTTGCCATATTAGTTGTCCTTTAATTGTTTGTTACAGTTAATTTTTATTATTTAGAATAGCTTACGCTAATATTTTCGCGAGAGAAAGCTTTTGCGAACTTCTCACGGAAAGACTGCTCGACAGCGATTTTGCTATCGGGGGCCTTATTGGTGGCTGTAGCATTATCTAATGCGGCAGCGACATCAGCCTTTTTCTCTTCCTCTACCTTTACTTCGGCAGTGGCAGAAGCTTTGCTGACTTCTTTAAGACGAGCCTCAACTTGCTCAGAGATTTTCTTTTCAATCTCGGCGGCTTGGGCTTTGATAAACTCTTTATTCTTGTGCTTCCATACGGTAGCGAACTTCTCTTTGTAAGAAGCAAAAGCCTCTTCTGTCGCCTCAAGAGCTTGAACTTCGCCAATGATAAGTTTACGGTCGTCATCGTTGAGTTCATAAGCGGCGTCGAGTTCACCAACACGGGCATTAAGACGAGCTACAGCCTCTTCTTGCGCTTGGGCTTCTTTAATTTTATTAAGCTCTTCTTGTGTTTTGGCAAGTTCTGCCTTCATTGATTCTACTGAAGCGACTGTCTCATTGTAAAGCTTCTCGGCTTTGTCTTTAGCGGCCTTCTCAGCTGCAATGGAGTCGCGATACTCTGCGTCCTTCTGTTTGATAGCTTCAGCGAAATGGCTGGTCATTGAAGCGACAGCCTCTTCGCCAAATTTCTTTTCAAGAAGAGCAGACTTTAACTCTGTGATAAGTTTTTCTAAGTCCATATGGTTTATTGTTTTTACATTTTTTATCTGTAAAATGGAATTTGATTTTTTATTCGTTAAAAATGCACTGACTTCTTCGATGCAATTTTCATTAGCTTCAACCTCTTCATTTTTCTTTTCGTCCTCTTGAACAGAAAATGACGGAGCATCTTCAAATGCTACAACACCATTGACTTGCGCGGCTGGATTAGTTGTGAAACCCCCGCCTAAAGGATAAATCTCTCCAACTATTAATCTGTAAACCGGAGTTCCATCTTTTAATTTACCGGCTCCACCTTTTGCTTTTAAAAATTGAGAAAATTCTTGAATTTGTTTTGGATCTGTGATAATATCAGCCTCTTTTAAAGACTGACTTCCAACTGCTAAATAATAATTACTAAAACCAATTTCCCAACTCGCAGAAATAGAATTGTAAAAAGAATCTTTTGGATCAGAATTTCTTAGCATTAACGATGTAAATTTTTTGTCAACAGTTTTATAAATAACACCGGCAACTGATAGATAAACAGGATCAAGAGTTTTACCAACTTCCTCTTCTGTTAAAAATTTATTATCTCCAATTCTATTGAAAGAATAATTTGTAATGTGTCCGATTACACGTTCTTTGTTGTGTTCAATATTAAGATACTTATTCATGAAACGCTTTGCAATCTTTGATGCAGTAGCGCCAGAAATACCATCGCCGTTGTTATTGATCATGTTTGGAACGGCGAGATTAAAAGAAACCCCGAGAAGATCAGGATTATCTTCAAAATCTATTTTTGGAGAAAGTTTTTTTAATTCATCCAAAGAAGCTTTGGAGATTTTAAAACGTTCGTCCGAAATACCATAACAAGCGACAGCAACATTGTCCAAAATCGTGCTATACTTGAATGCCATATTTTATTTTACAGCAGAATGATGCAAAATGGCCGCAGAATATTCATCGAGTAAAAATTCGTCAGCTGTATCAAGAACAGATTTCATTGGTTGCAATCTTTCAATTTCATCAAGATTAGCCATGCACTTTTGAACATTTGTTACCCAATCTTGTCTTGAACTTGATGCAATAACCTTCTTGCATAAATTTACTATATTTGATTTTTGCTCTTCGCTTAAAGAAGCTACGGCAAATTTTTTAGCAGCGAAATCCTCTGCTGCTTTCATAAAAGCATCTATCTCGTAAATTGTTGTTTGAATATCTTTTCTTGATGCTGTAGCCCCTAAAGGTCTTCCTGCTCCAGATTGTGTCGGAGCAGCAGTTGGAGCAGCCGCTGTAGGATCAGAAGATTCTGATTGAATCATTGGAACTCCACCAACAATTGGATTGTAATATCCTTTTTCTCTATCCGAGACGAACTTTTGCTGCGCGGGCGCGAGGTCAGTTGGGTCTGGAAGTTTGCCGTTATTAATTGATTCGATACCTTGTTCTGGAGTAAGAACACCAATCTCCATTAAACGACTGATTGTTCTCATGTATTGAGTTTCATCCTTCAAATCAATTTCAGTAAATTTGGCAGTTGGCCAAGAACGAAAGCCTAAATCTTTTGATATGCGAATAATTTCTGGCTGAAGAACATCGTTAAGAAATGCATTTCTAACTTCTTTTAAACGCTCCATGAAAAAGCTAATTTTCGCACTTTGACCATTATACTTTTCGTTTCCGAGCATAACGTTCATCAAACCTTCTTTAATATCTTCGTTTAGAATTTCGTATTTTTCTCTACCTACAACTTTTTTCAAATCAGGGATAACAAAGTCCGCTCTAGTTGTATAATCTGAAACAAGAACGCGACCGACGCTTTCATTCATAAATAAGTTTTGCATGGCAGTCATATTCGCGGGATTAATACCGCCTTTATCTGGCTCCGCTCCCATCGTAATCAAAAGAATTACATTCTCTACAGTGCGGGCAATTGCTTGATCAATGCGTTTTAGTTCAATCTTTGCGTTAATATCTTCAAGAACAGGATAAGCAAAAGGAACTGCAAATGGCTCGTAATCTTGTTTTTTGTAAAAAGAATAAAGCAAATACTTTGGATCAAGTTTCATTTTCAAACCATCTCTAAAATATTGCTTACCTTTAATTTGTTTTTGAATTTCTGGATCAAATCCATTAAGAAGCTCAACATCCGCATCATCTTTAGGATTTTTTAAACGCTCAAGCTCGTATTCAGAAAGAATTTTTTCGTAAACGGCCTCTGCAAATGAGCTAGATATTTTAGCAACAATATCATATGGATTAATTAAAATATAACGAAGAGGGACTTTATTATTCTTAATTCCATTTTCGCTCAAACCAGAAAGTAGCTTAAAATCTTCTGCATTAAACTTACCGTCAATTCGATAAAGAAAAATATTTCCACTGCGATAATACTCGCGAAAATACTGATCTTTTAATTTCCAAAGTTTGATTTTATCAAACCATTTTTGAAAAAATTCTCTACTTCTTTCAGTCCCACCTTCAAGATAAACATCCGTATTAGCAAACTCAGTAGCTATATCTATAGTATTTCTAACTATCGCGACATTAGCATAAGCTTTTTGGCAAAGCATAATTGCGTCTCTTATATCTACTCCGTCTTTTGTATATTCATATGGCAGAATGCCTTGGCTCAGTAAAGAATAGCGACCGACATGAATATCTGTTCCGTTTCTGGGAATTCTTGTTTTTGTAGGCGAATCTGTTTGCGTTGACCTAACAGAAGCATTTGAAACCTCTTTGTAAAAAGGCTCACCCATAAGTTTTGGCTCATAAGAGGCTTGCGAAACTTGAACTGGCTGAATTTTATTAAACCTTGTCCAATAATCAGACTTTTTGTTATATTGACGAGCCATTTTCTTATATTAAAAGTTACACCAAAAGTCTCAAAAGTACTTTAATTTTCTATAGCTAGAATGTCATCGTCCGAACAATATTTGACTTCTTTACATATCATTCGCCCATTTTGATCGGTTATTTCGAATTTAACTATATCGTTAATCGCCAGTGAACTTCCAGTTAGCCAAACATCTTTTTGAGTTAAAAAAGAATTATCTAATTTAGAATTTAAATAAATCTTAACGTTCAAAACTAAAGATTTAGAAAAATTGTAAAAAAATGGCTGAATAATACCATTTTTTCTTTTTAGTATGAGAGCGTATTGATTTGCAATAAAATTTATATCATCGTATCTAAAATTTAAACAATCTTGATCAACAACGTTTTCAAAATAATCAACTGGAATCAAATGAACAAATTCCTCAAACTGTTTTAAATAAAAGCCAAAACAATATTCATATGGCATCCAAGGAAAAATTGTTTTGCATATCTGAGGATCATATAAATCTTTTTCATTCGAAGGGTAAGAAAATGTTTGATTAAAAAATTTAATATTAGCAAAATAATGATTTGTGTATCTAAATGTATTGTCTTTTTGAGATCCAACAGCACAAAACTTTATTTTAGAATTATTTAATATATTTAAATTTTCTACATAATAATTGATATTTGGAACAATAACATCGTCCTCTGTATAAAGAGCAGTTTCAAAACCCAATTTTTCTGCAAGTCCAAATAATAATTTTGTATTTCTGCTTATTGTCGGATCAACATTACCAACGAATATAAGAATGCCATTATTTGGAGGCAAAGCTGTTAAAGAAACATGGTCTTTACCTTCAAGCTGACACTTTTTGTGATACAGTGCAGATTTTACTATTTTTTCTTTGTTCAAAAAAAAGTAATCAACTGAATTAATAATATCGCTATTAACTTCGCATCCAGAACACAATATGATAGGACAACCAATCTCTTTTAGTTTAGAGATTTGTTTTTTTAATGTTAAAATTTTTTTTTCTGAATTAGGAAAAGAATTTATTAAAACTACATTTTTCATCTGGCAAAAAATGGAACAAAAGTTGCGGAATTTTTTTCCGCTTTTATGTCCATCATGTCATAATATATTTTAGTCATCCAATTTCCAAGCACCAAACAAGCATAAGAGTCTTTTCTAGTTTTCTCCGCGCCGCTTTGTTTTTTTAATTCTGGAGGCAGATCAAAACTTTGATGACCGTTTGCGGTCGTTGTTGGGATAATCAGCGAACATTGAGCTTTAACCAATTCAATCATGTCTGCCTGATGATCAACAAAATCAACCATCTTAGCTTCGATACTTTGAGTATCTTCATGGTCACGAATAAATTTTAAATTTTTGATTGGAATAGTTTTACTTTTTTGCGATGTAAAATCGTCGTCTACGGCTTCAGCAGCAAATAATATCTTTCTATGATCAAAATTTGATTGAAGCAATTCATTCGCATATCTTATCCAGCCACTAGTAGGTATTCGAAGATAACAAATTCTACCAGAGCTTTTGCTGTAAACATTTCTTGCTTTTCTTAATTCATCTTGATAAGTTTCTGGAGTATCAAAATCTGCTTCAAATGTTTTAACTTCTATTTTGCTATTCTTAAACAGTTCACTTTCATTTGCAGCATTTATAAATTGCAATCCTCCGTTATAGTCACCGCACATAGCGACAATATTAAAGCTAGTCAACAAATAATGAAGATACTCAATATGTTTTCTTAAATTAGTTCCAGACAAAGCGTAGTTATGCACGACAATTCCTTTACGATTTGTTTTGTCGAGCTTAATAACGTTCATGGCAAAATCGTCAGACGATTCGTTTTCTGCCCAAGACGGGTCAAAACTTAATATATATTCTGCATTTTTTTCTCCAGCAACTTCAATTGCTTGCCCTTCTCCAGCTTTAATTGTGCATTCATGCATTTTACTCAGTTTAAAATACCCAGACGAATCATCAACAAATTGAGATCCAAATTCTCTTTTGAATTGAGATTCTGACATGGTTGCTTTTGCTTGAGTTAACAAACTTTCATCATACAGGCCATGAGGAGCCACATCGTAAGAAAAATGCAAGATAGCTCTTGTAGCTCCTCCTTTAGCATTTCTTTCTGGCGTAATGATTAAGTCTTCATATTGCTTATAAAGTTTATACATGTACTCAAACTGATAAGACGCAGAAGAAAGAACAATAATTTTATTATTAGGCCAAACAAATCGATCCTCTTCTTTCATTTCGCCACGCTTAATAAGCTCCGTTTCCAAGTCGTAAACTTGTTTTCTTTCAGTTGGGTTTTGTACAACAGAAAGGAAGGGGATAATAACTTCGTTAAAAATGCGATCTGGCATAAGCAAAAACTCATCAATCATCATACGGTGAAAGCGAAAACCACGGAGTTTTTCACCGTCGCCAAGAGGCAAACAAGTAATCTTACTGCGTCCAAATTCCATTGTCCATTCGTCTGAACTTTTAGAAACCTTAGTTATACATTGTTTTAAAAATACGGCATTAGGCTTTTCTGCAATTTCTTCTATCTTGCGGAAAATCATCTTTGCCTGACGAAATGTTTTACTAACAATACCAATATGTACCCCTTGATTCAATATTGCATCAAGAGATGCAAACACTGCACAAGTGAAACTTTTTGAAAGTCCACGGCTCCACACCATCATAGAGTAATCTGTTTCAAACATGGTTTTGATCGCCATATGTTGAAATGGAAATAGCTTAACGCCGCAAATAATTTCCGAAGAAAACGAAATATTTGAACGCAAAAATTTATAGAGAAGAATTTTAGCGTCTCTTTCTTCCAAGAACCCTTGTTTACTAAGGATTTCTTGGTTTACGTTACGGAATAAGCTTTTTCTTTTTTGGTTTCCTTCGATCCAAGCCATGATTTATCCTTATCTAAAAAATATTGAACATCAACATCCCAAAGAACACTGCCAATTGCAGTTAATTTCGGTATAAGAATTTCACTGTTAGTTCTATTGCCAGAAAATATAAATTGACAGTACCCCGCAAACTCATGCTGCAACAATCGCATATTATGATATATAAATTTTAAATTCGCCTTATGAGGAGTAAAATCATTGTTACTACTTATACGTTCTAAAGTTGATTCTACAACAACGAATAGATAACACTCCATGTCTTTGCATCTTTGCAGTTCGCGCCTAAATCTATCTAAATTTTCACCAACTAAAGTTCCTTTAAAATCGGATTCAGATTTTCTGTCTACAAATGTTTTTGTATAATTTGAACCACTAGCAGTATAGTCGCCAAAGTCTAGTTTGACTTTTCTTTCTTTTTGAAAAGAAAGAGGCTGCTGTTCTCTTGTATCTACAAATATCTCTACATTTGAGAAGTCTTCGTAAAACTTTCTAGGTAAACTGCGCCTAAACATAGGTTCTATCCCAACTTCGTCGCAAACTTTAGAATAAGTACCAAAATGTTTTTTATAAATATCTATGCTCGGCATTTCACTTGTTTCCAATTCTAAATGACAAGGAGCATATTTTAAATCTTTAGCTTTGATTCTGTAAGCTAACATTTTTTTGATTTGCTGTTTTACAGTTTCGGAAGATTCTATTTCGCACCATCTTAATAACTGACTTCTGTTTTCGAAATCTTTTTCGAAATAAGAATCTTTGTCTTTGAAAGGCAAATAAGTTCCTGTTAAAAGGTTTTTTCTAGGATAATGAGTGAGATAATATTCATTAAGGCCAATCTTATGCTTTTTTAAATGTGCATGGAGGCTCCTCTCAGAAAGAAAGGAACTGTGGCATATTTTGCAACAGTTGGTATTATCAGACTGCATCATCTAATGATATTCCTAATATGCGCGCCTTCCATTCTACCATACTTTCCATTTTTTTTGCTTCTTCTGCAACGAGAGATTTTTGCATTTCGGCAATTTTAATCATATTGGCTCGCTCTTCTTCATCTTGGAAAAGTTGCACAATAGAAAGAATAGAAGCATTCTCTTTATGTTTAGAAGATATTCTTTCTCTTCTGTCTCCTTGTAATTTTTTAATTAAGCTTTCTACTCTGCCTTCGCACTGATGATATTCGCTGCTTTTAGCTTTAATAATTTCGGCTAAACGAATACTCATTTCATTTTGCTCTTGAGTTTCCTCAAACATTTTGTTTAATTTGTCCAAATGGCGAGAAGTAGTTTCTAAATTAATAATTTCTTTGCAAACATTCATATACAAATTAACTTCATCCGCTGTCAAATCTGGTTTATCCCAAGTCATGCGGATGAATTCTTGTTCAAAAATATTTCTATCCTCTTCTGAAGTGTAACAGTTTATAATTTTTTGAAAACGAGAATTTAGTAAATTAATTGCGAGTTTTTCTGCACAAACCTTTTGCTGTCTTGTTAACCGATCTTTATCAATTTTTTCTCCAGTGGCTTCGTTGATTCGATTAATCACACGTTCTATTGAACGTGGAGTTTGATATTTAACAAACATCGCATCATCTGATGTGGCGTTATTTTCACAACCAGAATTTCTGATGTAAGAGCCAACAGTTCTATGTTCAAGACCCATTGCTGATATCGGCCTATCTGGAAAAAGAAGCTCCGCTATTCTCAGAGCCGAAATACCATTTTTTGCTTGATCTTCAATAAATTGTTCTTGTTCTGGAGTCAGTGGTAAATCACCTACTTTTTCGTATTTTGATGTTTTATATTGAATTTTATTTGAGGCCAATAAAGATCTGATAGCAATTCCTTGCCTCGTTCTTCCATCAAGAGCTTCATCATTAAAAAATTTTCGAGTTATAGTATTTAGATCAGGAAATTCTTTCGCAAGTTCGATAATTTTTTGACGATCCTCTTCACTAAAGCTAATTTTATTATTTGCCACCTAATATGTCCTCGTTTTGAAGAATTTTAGTCGCTACTTGTTTAAAGAGCTTTTTTAGATTTTTGATTTGTTTGTACCCTGCCTTTTTGCCTTTTTCGTTTGTTCTATATCCCATTTCCGCTGCTACTTTTTCTTCATCTGCTCCATCAATATACAATCTAGAGTAAACTTTATATTGTTTGGGGGCCAAACGATGTTTCATTTCTTCGTGAAGTCTAGCTGCGCTAGCAAGGATATTGAAACTTATATCTTTCATTTCCCTAACTGATTCAGCATGATTTTCTATAGAGACAGAAAGCTTTACGTCATATGCTGATTTTTTTGTCTTCTCCCATTTTCTATAAAGCGGACATTCGTTGCATTGTCTACCACTTGCAGTTATAGAACACGCTGGAGGCTCATTACCTAAATTATATTTGCACCCCAAACATGGTCGAACATAATTTGAATAATTATTTCTTAGTATGTTTTTGATCTGATTGACGGTAATTCTAGCAATCCAAGGCTCTAACGGCCTATCTTGTTTCCATAGTTTCCATTTCTTAGAAATATGGAATCTAATTATTTGGGCGACATCTTCATAATCCATCCAAGCAATCGCCTTAAGCTGCCAGATATATCTGTGCTTCTCTATTATCTTATCTATAACATCCTGCTTGTCTTCGTATTTAATCTTCTCTCGCTTTGGAGCTTCCATATTTGGTGGGAGATAAGCTGTCTATCCCACCAACTCTTTTAGGAGCAAATTTTCTTGGTCCGCTTTGAGGGTTACGCGATAGTTCTTCTAAATTAAAAGTTTTAAACCCACCTTCAATTTCAATTTCCACATCAAGCTTATCTATGTCAGGAAGTTCATCGATATTTGTATTATCTTCAGACTCCTCTTCAATATCTTCTTGATTTACATTTCTGCTTGGTTTTTTTTGCGTTTGTGGCGAAGCTTTGCCGTTCATAGGAGAACCGCATTTTGAGCAAAAATTAGGAGCAAAGCCACTGTATTCGTGTTTAGCCCCGCAATTTGTACAGAAAACGCTTGCCATATTAATTTATAAGTTTATCACTGAGATTTTCTAGCTTTACCAATATTGTAGCCGCATATCTTTGAATTTCAATTGATTAATTTGATTGTTCAAATGGAAAACTCTTACGCCGCACATCTTCTTGATTATTAATACCTCTAATCTTTCTGACAATAAATTTTAAAATTTCACTGCGCTTTATATCTTCTTCTGTAAATTCAAACGAGAAAACACCATGTTGTTGGGAATCTTCATCTGAAAATAAATTGTAAAAGTCGATAAATCCATTTTTACCTTTGATGTCTGATTGCATAAAATCGCCGCATAAGAAAATTTTACTCCCATCCCCGATTCTAGTAAGTAGGGTTGTGATTTCCTTGAATGTAAAATTTTGCACTTCATCTGCGATTACGATTTTATCTGTTAAAGTGCTACCTCTAAGGAAGTTAATGGGAGTTGCAGAAATTCTACCTTCGTCTTTTAAACGATGAGCGTCAGTAGGTTCAATTATTTCTTGAACTTTGTCTTCAAGAGGGAGCAGATATGGCTGAAACTTTTCGCCAACTGTTCCTGGCAGCGAGCCAAGAGATTTTTCGCCGCTTTCAGCGATTGTTCTAATATAGATAATATCTTTTTCATTGTGGTTGATAAGGTTAAGTGCCGCGTAAACTGCCATAAAAGTCTTTGAAGTTCCCGCTGGTCCAGCGATAAAGACTATTTTGGTCTCGTCTCCTAAAAGGATCTTTAATAATTGTTGTTGTTTTTCGGTGAATTTGAATTTGCGTTCTTTGAATTTTATTTCTGTTTTCATCTGCGGAATAATTACTTCCGTAGATGCCGATTTTGTTTTCTTGGGCTTTTTTGCCATAAATACTAAACCATCTCTTCGATTATCTGTAGCCCTCCTTTTGCTACACCATTACTATCAATCGAAACTGCCTGCGAATTTAAGACTCCAGACATGTAAAATGAATTTCCATCTGGCATTGTTATTGAACCAGAAACTGTTGTATTTGGTTGATAATCAGAAAGCCAATCAATATTTGATATTCCATTTATCTGCAACGACTTTGTTATCTTGCTGACACTTACTTTTGTTGGGTAAATGCTTCCTATTTCAAAATTAGGCGCTCTATCAATTTCAATACTGAAATTTAAATTTTCGTATTCATTAATTTGCTGAGTAAAATTAATTCCAGATAAATTAATAGTCATGTTTCTCAATGGCGAAATTATTCCTGTTTCAGCGCTCTGACCATCATATACATATATACCGCTACCTGTTGCAAGACCATAAGAATCAAACTGCATTTCCAAAAACATTGGTTTCCAAGGCTCCAACGAAAAACTCATACTTTTCAAAAAACATTTATCAAATCTATACGATGGAACGTGAATAAAAGATCCGCTTGTAAAATCCCCAGTGAGTGCAAGAAATCCTGTAAATTGATTAACTCCCGCGCCAGTTACAGGTAATACCGTTGTGGATATTGAGGCGCTTTTGGGGCCAGTTTGAATATAATAATCTAACTCTTGACCAATTCTTTTTACTCTTTTTAATTGAGTTGCATTGCTTGCGTTAAAATTGGATGCGTACAGTACATTACAAACCCCTGTATTTGTGGTTTGCTCATCTCCATTTGACAAAAATGCACGAACAGTACTGTATGAAACGTAAGACATTAGAGCTTATTTTAATTTTTTTTAGACATTTTCAAATCATCCTCTTCAATTTTAGATAATCTCTTTAATAATTTTACACTTTCAAGTTTACAGTTTGGCATTGTAATGCGATGACCTCCGGTTATTATCCCATTAGGATCAACTTCATATAAAAATAAAGTTGTTGACATCCAGCCCATTCTAACTATCCTTGCTGGACTTTTTGTTCCGTCCCAAAAAACCAACACATCATCCTCCTTGAAACCCGAAGTTATTCTAAATAAAAGGCTTTTAACTATATTGATTATAAACTCTTTAAATAATAAAGAGGCTACTCCTGCTGCTAAAAGAACAGAGTATTCGGAAATAAAACCATTAAATTCTTTTTCCACTTAAATAATTACACTTTTATACCAAAAACCATTGACAAATGAATCGTTTGAGGTAAGATATTTTTTATGACTAGATTAGTCGTAATGTCAGATACTCATGGTCAGCATCATGGAGTTCAAGTTCCAGATGGCGATGTTTTAATCCATTGTGGAGATTTCTGTTCGCATGGCCAATATCTTGATGCGCTTAAATTTGTAAATTGGTTTGGGACGCATCCACACAAACACAAAATTTTCATAGCTGGCAATCATGACCTGTATTTTGAGCAGGGCAATCCTGCTGACATAGACTCTTTTTTAAGAACTATGCCTGATGGGGTTCATTATCTTCAAGATTCTGGGATCGAATTAGAAGGCTTAAAGTTTTGGGGCAGTCCTGTGCAACCAACTTTTTTTAACTGGGCTTTTAACCGTGATCGCGGCGAATCTATTAAAAAACATTGGGACATGATTCCCAAAGGAACTGATGTTTTAATTACTCACGGACCACCACACAAAATTTGTGATGTTGCTCCCGGCGGCAAAGGCTTTTATAAACATGTCGGTTGCGCTGATTTATTTGAAGCAACATTAAAAATTCAACCAAAGCTTCATGTGTTTGGACATATCCACTTTTCTGGTGGAAATAGTTTTCTTATGCCCAAAACAATCTACGCAAATGCTTCTCTTTGCGACGAAGGATACATGATCAACAACAAACCTTTCGTAATTGACGTTGACAAAGACAAAAAATTCTCTATAGTAGCCGTAACATGAAATCATCCGAAAATCTAAAAATTAGCCGCGAAATTTACATGGAAGACCTTGAGTTTATCCATAATAGAGTTTTTGAAGAACTGCAAAAACGTGACATTTGGTTCGATTCTGTCACTGATGATAATAAATTTAGCGATGATTTAATGCAGTTTTTGGAAAAAGCTTTTGATTATCCGCGTCATAGGAATTATAATTAATTATGAACGGTAAAGGATCAAAGCCTAGACCACTTTCTGTTTCCCAAGAAGAGTTCCAAAAAAACTGGGACGAAATTTTTGCTAAAAAAGCTATTGTTCCAATAAAAACTCTTGACAACGGCGATCAATTCATTGAGCTTCCTCAAGTCTTATTAGATGGTTTGGATTGGGAAGTTGGAGATGAAATCATTTGGACAGAACAATCTGATGGGACATTCAAATTAACCAAAAAATAATATGGGCATGTTCGACACTATCTCTATTTCTGGTGATCTTCCTTTCTCGCAGGAAATGATTGACCTTGGTATAAATAAAAACAATTTGTCATTCCAGACTAAAGATTTGGATTGTACTATGTCTCATTATTTTATTCAAAACGGTGAACTATTTGAAGAAAAATATAAAACAGAAGAATGGATCGAAGGAGATAAAAATGCCAAAAGCGTCATGGATAGAATTGGACACATGGAAAGAACAGATCCATATCTTGAAAAAGTAAATTTCCACGGAGAGATTCATTTTTATGAATTTCTAATGAATGTTCAAGACAAGTGGGATTGCTGGGTAGAGTTCAAAGCAGTTTTCACCGAAAGCAAACTACAAAAGATTGAACTCTTTAAATTTGATAAGACTGATAATGCAGAAAGAAAACAAAGAAACATAGAATGGGAAAAGCAATTAGAACGGGAAGACAATTTGTGGTACAATAAATATTTTTTTAGAACTAAACCATATTTTTGGTTTTATAGAAAAATCTTTATTAAATTTTTAGATTTAATTATTAATTTTCTTAAAAAAATAAGAGGGTATTAAATTGAACGCTATTTCTTTTTCGGAAGTATCTCACCATCCCAAAGGCTGGGGCGAAGAAGTTTGGGTTATTAATTGCCCACAATATTGTTTAAAGTTCCTACTTTTCAAGGCTGGAAGTAAAGGCTCGCTACATTTCCACGAAAAAAAGCAAGAAACTTGGTACATTGAAAGTGGAAAGCTTGATCTAGAAATGATTGATACTACAAGTGGATTATCAAGAACCGTTAATCTTTTTCCTGGAGATGTAGTGCATATCCCACAATTTTGTCCTCATAGAGTGTCCGCTGTAACAGACGTAAAAATTATTGAAGTTTCTACGCAGCACTTCGAAGACGATTCATTCAGAATTAAACCAGGAGACTCTCAAAATGCCGTTTGAACCACTTCCTCTTAAATACGAAAAGAGATGGTATATCCCTTTTCAATTTTATTCGACGCCGTTCGCTCTTTCTCTAGAGGATTGGAAAAAATTTGACAACGAGGTAAAATCGAAACACCCAATACAATATTTTTTTAGAGATACGTTGTGTACGCAATATTGGATATACAGAACAAGGTTTAACAATTTTTTTTGGAAGATAAGAAATTTTGTTAAAAACCCAAGAAAAGAAATGAGAAAAGCGGTTTTTCCTAGTGAATACCGAGATTTACCAGAAATTATTCTTGAATTTAATATTCAAGTCATAAAAGAAATTTATGAACGAGAAAAGTATTTTGAAAGTTTTGAAACCGAGCCAGTTTTCAATAAAACTGAAAGAGCTAAATTTCAAAAAGGTTTAAAAAAATATTATCGATATATTACTATAGACAGAGAAGAGATGCTAAAAAAAGCAGACACTATGCTTGATGAGGATTACAAACTCACTCCTAAAAAAAGAAATAAAAAATGGATCATTCAAACTCAAAAGGTTGAAAAAATGGATAGAGAGATGTGTATCTGGGTAGCTTCTTATAAAGATTATTTTTGGACATAACATGAATATATTAGGAATAACATTTGGTAGCCATAGCTGTGGATTATCTTTACTTAAAGATGGGCAAGTTATTTTCGCCGTTGAAGAGGAAAGATTTGTAAGAGTAAAGGCATTTAAAGATTTTGAAAGAGATGTCATACGCTATCCTGGTTTGTGCGTTGCTTGGGCCAAGAAAAATTTTGCAAAAGAAATGGAAAATATTGATGTTGTCACCAGCTTCTTTTCGAAGAAGGATATTGACGTATGTTTAGACGCTTGCCATTTGAGCGATTTAAAAGAAAAAACTTATATTAAAACAAGCCATCATGAATCGCATTGTAATCTCGCTTACTATCTAAGCAATTTCCAAGAAGATGCGCTTGTAATATCTATTGATGCTAGTGGAACGCAGCATAGCGCTAAATTTTACATTGGTCAAAACGGCGATCTTAAATATATAGACGGCATAGATATAAATCACAAGTCTCTTGGCCACTACTATGCAATGTTAACAGAGCTTTTAGGGTGGAGAAGATTAAAAGACGAAGGTAAAGTAGTTGGCATGTCTTCTCATGGAAGATTTGACAAAAAATACTTTGAAGCTTTTGACAAAAGCATCACGATTAATGGTCTTAAAACAGACGAAGACAAGAGTTGCGATACTATTTTAGGTGGCGTTTATAAAGATTTTTATAATAATTTCTTTAAGACTAATGGAAGCATTTTCTTTTTTCACAGAAAAGCTGATCTTGCTTTTAACGGACAACTTGTTTTTGAAAATAAAATTCTCCAGCTTATAGATAATCTACATAATTTATATCCAAATGTGAAAAATCTTGCGCTTGCTGGTGGAGTTTTCGCAAACGTAAAATTAAATAAAAGAATTAACGATTTACCTTGGGTCAAAGAAGTTTTTATTGCTCCTCCTATGGGCGACGAAGGTTTGCCTTTAGGGTGCTGCTTGACAACCTATAAACAATTTAATCCAGACTTCAGACCGTTTAGAATAAACGACATGTTTTTAGGTGCAAGTTTTTCGGATCAAGATACAGAGCAGCTTTTTTGGGATAAGTCAAAATTTGATAGAGAGCCTTATAGCGACGATAAAGTTGCTGAAGAATTGGCTAACGGTAAAATTGTTGGCCTTGTTTGGGGAAGGTTTGAGCATGGCCCAAGAGCATTATGTAATAGAAGTATCATTGCCAATCCTAGTATTCCCGGTACTTATGACAGAATAAATAAGAAATTGCAACGCAATGACTTTATGCCATTTGCTCCAGTTGTCATTGACATGTTCGCTGATGAAGTTTTTGATGTAAAAAAATCACGTTATACTGCCGAGTTTATGACGATGCTTTATGACACTAGAAAAAATTGGATTTGCAAAATACCGGCGGTTGTTCATCCAATTGACCATACAGCTAGAATTCAAATTGTTACTCCACAAAGTAATCCAAGATTCTATAACTTAATCACTAAATTTGATCAAAAAACTTCTATCCCAGTTTTGCTAAATACCTCTTTTAATATTCACGAAGAGCCTATTATCTGCTCTCCAAAAGAAGGTTTTGTTCATCTTGGAAATGATGTTGTTGATTTATTGGTGGTAGATAACTTTGTTTACAAAAAGAAACAATGACCTCTAAAACTGTAGGTAAGATACTTTTTGCGCCATTTAGATTTTTGATTTGTATCCCACTCTTTTTTCTTGCTTCGTTTGTTTTTTTGATTGGACTTTGTTTTTATCAAGGAGCTTTGAAAGATTATTCTGAATCATTAAAATCTTTGTGGATATTTGCGTCGAAAGGTGGAGAATATTACAGCTAATGAAACCATATATATTCGTTGATTTGGACGAGACATTAATTCACACTTATGATTTTCACGAAATGCCGTGCAAATGTGCGGTGCCAGTGACGGTTGAAGAGGTTCAATTTAAAACATCCCTGAGACCCGGCGCAAAGGAATTTCTCGCTAAACTGCGTGAGATTGGAGAGGTTCGTATGTTGACCATCGCCACTTACGATTATGCAATAGAAATGAATCGGCTCTTTGATTTGGGTTTTGTTGAAAAGGATATTTATGCTCGTCACCATATTCAAGCCCCCACTATTGATTTAAAACCAGCAGAGTTTGTTTATTTATTTGATAATTTGCCGCTTAGAGAGAATCGCCGTAAGATTGAATTTTTGCGCTGCGTAACCATAAATAAAATTCCTAGCTACATTCAAGTTAAGGAATATCGTGGGGGTCAGCGCTTTCCTTTTGACAAAGAAGAAATTGACCGCTTAACTAAAGCTTTATATGAATCAAATGGAACTACTACAGAGGATACCGAAAGAGCATTATACCACTCACGAAGGGAAACAGATTAAAGTAGGAGAACTGCTTGCAATTTTAAATGAAAAAAATACTAGTAATGGGTCTTCCCGGCGCGGGCAAGACAACCCTATCAACAGAACTGGCAAAGCTTCTAAACGCAGTTCACTTCAACGCAGACGAAATAAGAAAAGAAATAAATAAAAATCTTGGCTTTTCTCCAGAGGATCGTATAGAACACGCCAAAAGAATGGGTGTTTTATGTGACATTGTGACTCGCTCTGGTCAATATGCAATTGCGGATTTTATTTGCCCCACACCAGAAGCTAGAGAAGCTTTTGGGCTAGAGAATACATTTGTTGTGTTTGTAAACAGAAAGCCAATTAGAGACTTTGCTGACACGACCAAAATGTTTGTGGCTCCAAACAAAACCCATGTTGTGGTAACTGACGATGGATCGCCGCTTTATTGGGCAACCAAAATCAAACAATTATTAATTCCAACGTTTAACAGCAAAGCGCCAACTGCTTTTATGTTAGGGAGATATCAGCCATTTCACGATGGTCATAAAAAATTAATCATTGAAGGAATCAATAGAGTTGGGCAAGTTTGCATTGCGATCCGAGATACCCAAGGAATTGACGAGAAGAATCCCTTTAATTTTGAGCAAGTTGAGCAGAATATTCGCGCGGCTATGCACGAATACGATGGCAAATACTCAATTGTTAGAGTGCCAAACATAACTAATATCTTTTACGGTAGAGACGTAGGGTATAAGATAGAAGAGATTGTGCTTGATGAAAGTACTCAAAATATATCAGCAACTAAGATAAGGTCAGAAATTTTAAAATAAAAAAATGAAACTAGATACTAAAAGTGAACGTTTACAGTTTGCACTAATGATCTTAGCAATCATTGCGGATGTTGCATTAATAATTAATATCATTCACCATTGGTAAAATAACCTCCCCCGGTTTCCCGGTTCTCTCAACCAAAGAGAATTGGGGAATTTTCCCCATTTTCTATAAATGGGGGTGGGGGGTGTAAATACCACTGTGAAGAATAATAACGATCTAGAAACAGATTGGTTAATTATTTTTCTTATACTGTGCCTTACTTTAGCTTTCCTTGCTATAGCCAAGAAGTAACGTCTCATACATTGCGCATTAACCCCCGATATTGTTCTATATATAGCACTTCTCTGTGCATTATTAAGACAAGATCGAATAATTATTAAGATATATAAGAATAAAGAGAGAGAAGAAGCATTTTAGGATAGGGAAAATTGAAGTAGAGCGGATTAAATACCACCCCCCCCGCGCGCCCGCAGGAAACGCGGGTCGCGTTTTTAAAAAATGGGGGAGGGTCTCGCGACCCTCGCGCATCACTTGCTCGGATAGTGTCCGAACTTGTCCTTGAAAGTCCAGAGCGCATCGCCCCAGAAGTCTTCGTCATAAGAGAGCAACCAAGTGGTTGCTTTCTTTGCTCGCTTTGCATCGCCGCCGCAATCGGCAAGGCGAATCGCGAACACGTTTGCAGCGACTTGCTGCGAAAATTCCGCATCGGTTGATTGGGCGTTAAGGCCCGCAATCACTTGGTTCCAGAAGTTGTTTTCTTTGTTGTTTTTCATGCTGCTAAGATAGCACACGCGCACCGCATTGCAAGGAATTTTTTATCTTTTCTTTCGCCCTTGCGTAAGTAACGCAATGGCAAGGATTAAGAAAAAAACTAGAGGGAAAAGCTCGGCGGTCATAGGGTTGCCACCACCACAAACCCCGTTGCATCTTTTTTGCCTGCACCCTTTGCCTTGAGGCCAACCACCACGTTGCGCTTGTCAAGGAAACGCAAGTCACTTTCGTCACCGTTCACCACAGGAAACCCTTGCCACGTTGGGGGAAGGTAGTTCGCGAACACTACCGCAACGTTTCCACCTGCGCGCAATACGTCAACGGCTTGCGCTTCGTTGCTTTCGCTGCGCGAGAAAGTCAAATGGTAGTTCGAAGGCATTGCGCCCTTAGCAAATTGCAAAGCACGAATAGGTGACTTCGAATAGTCATAGAACTGCACAGAGGGAAACGCAGCGAACACGCCCAGCCGCTCCCATGCAATGTCACTTGTTCCGTTCAAGCGAACACAAGCCTTCATTCCCTGCTTTTCACAGTTTGCAACGAATGCGCGAATGTCAGCGAAGAGAAGAGCCTTGAAGGTAGCGAAGTCATCGAAAAATAATTGTGTGCGCCGAATGCGCGCTTGCTGCACGTTGCTCATCTTGCCACGCCCAGCCGTGTAAAGGCACGCGAGGGTGCATCCGACAGAGCGATGCGTGCAAACCTCGCCACGCCCAGCTTGGCGCGCTGGCGCAAGGTACAGAATCGCCGTGAGCCATCCGAAAGCCTCGCCCTTGCTAGTCTTAGCGTCCGCGCCAACCGATAGGAGATTTAATTTCATGCGAATACCTTAGCACGCCCACGCAAAAAAAAAAGAAAAAAAAATCGCATTTAAAAATAAAAATCGC